TCGACCTTGTGTTACTAATGATGACTTCATTATCTGTGCCTCATAATTTACTTTTTTCTTATGACATAATTTTGTAAAATTAATTAAAGATTGCACGTAGTGTAAAGATACTTCTGAATGACAAGGTGTAGCTAAAAATATTACATTCTTTGATACCTCAGATTTATCATAACCCATAGGTCCTGTATCTGTCCTTATGTCTTTTAAAGTTTGATAAGTATCTTCGTTTACAAAAGTTTCTTGTTTATTTTTCCAAATTGGTTTTGTGACTTCATCATGATCGTATCCTTGTATATTATCTTTACCGTCCACGCAGTGCTCCTTTCAAAAATGCCTCCCATTCTTTTCCTTTTTTCTCCCAAGAGTAAAATCTTTTTGCATACTTTTGTTGTTCTTCTAAATGTTCTTGTATTATAGGTGAGTGTAGATGTGCACATGCAGAATCAATAGCACTTGCAAATAAAATTGATAAAGCTTCGTAATTATTTGTAAAGTTTACATAGATAGGCCACTCTGCACATGTTTCATATAATGCACCGTAGTTTGTTGTAACCATATATAGTCCTGAACTCATTGCTTCTAATGCACCAATACCAAAAGTTTCTTCAAAGACGCTCGGGTAAGTCCACATTTGATAATCAGTAATTCTATCTAAAATATATTCATGAGGTTTATAACCCATGTAATTTACATTTGGTAACTTCTCTGCTTGATCAAATAGTGCTTGGTATTTATAATTGTTTTGTTCATAAAACTCTTGTCCATATATTTTTGTGCTTGAGTAAACATCTAAAGTTACGTTAGGTGTTTTTATGTATTGCATTGCACCAAGCATTACGTTCAGTCCTCTCCATGGAGTTGAGTGGAATAATAGTTTTACTGGATCACCTTTTTTATATATTTTTCTTTCTGGAAAATGTGCGCTACCATTTTTGATAACCATTGATCTCTCTGTTGGTATTCTATAAAAGTATCTAAACTTCTCATAACACCAATGTGAATTGAATATGTACCAATCATATTCCTTATGTCTTTTTGGATTACCAAAAAACTCATGAAGGTTAGGTTGGTCGTATGAATTTTTTTGCCAAAGAATATTTAATTTATCTGGATCTAGAGGAACTTTTCCAGGCACCGATGTACATATTTGAGTTTGATCTAATAACTTATTATCGCAATGCTTTCGAAGCATTTCGAACTGTAGCTCAGTACCACCTCTAGGTTTCATTATTCTTTTGTACTACCAAACAATGTCAATTTTGCAACAGTTATTTCCACGTGTTGTGAAAAGTCATCTTGCGTAGTTTCAGTGTTTGGATCAGCTACATCTGCATCAAAAGCTTCTTTAGTCTCATAGACTTGACCAGTCTTTTTGTTTTTAATAACTTCTTTTGCCTCAGCTGGTATTCTTTTTATTTCACTCATGTTGTTTCCTTTAATTATCTTTAAACTTTAATTTTATATTAAAAGCAACCGTAATCCTAGTCTTATCTAATGGATTATGGGTAACTCCATGTACCATATATGATGGGAAAAGTAAAAACTGATTTTTATAATTTTTTAAAGGGTACATGCAACTAAACTCATTCATATCATCAAAATATTCCCATAAGCCTGACATTGTAGACGAATAGTCTGGTCTTTTAAAATATATGTGTCCTGTGTCCGGTGGACATTCTACATAATAAACTCCAGAAAAATGTGAATTACTATGATTATGTTCTCTATTATATGAGTATTGGTTGTTGTCATTTATCCACATATTTAAAAAATTAATTTCAAAACCTCTTTTATAAAAGAAGTCATTACTAAATACTGTGGCTGACCATTGTAAAAGTTTATTTTCTAAATATTTATTAGTTATATTTGGTGTTTGATACCCATGTTCATTTGATTTATGAACTCCAATACCTTTTTCTTTTTCATCTGATAAAATTTTTTTACTTAATTCATGAAATTGGTCATCTTCAAAATTATCTACAAATATAGAATCTTGGAAAATAGTATGCTTCATCAACGACCTTGGCGGTTGTATTTCTTATAATCCCTTTTTTCATTTTTGTTAAGACTTTTTTTATGTCGACCAGGACGCTTTTTTGGTTTTGGTCTTGGTATAAAATTAACGAATTTACGCTTAGCCATTAATCTCTAGTAATCTCAAGAACTGACACTATACCTGCTATCTTATCAGCAGTAGCAGCCTGTATTTTTATTGCATCTCCAGACTCTAAAACCATACTGCTTTTAACTAAATTTTCTACAGTCTTAGATCCCAAATTCACCAGAGCAACTTCAAATTCTGCATTTGAATCTGATGAGTCCACAGTAAATACTGTAACGTCAATCGCACCAGAATGAATATTTGTTGTTTGTATGGCTTTTACAATCGAAGTGGCATTAGTGGGCACTGTGTATACAGTTGTTGCGTTTGTATTTGTAAGATCAAACATTGCATTTTTGTAAGTGTTAGCCATATATAAAAAAATTAAATCTTTCTTGTTCTTCTTTTAGTTCATTTAAAAACGATGTGTTTAACACATCTTTCAGTGTGCTTAAAGCCTCCTGTATCTGCCTTTGGTTTGATACGTCATATTCTTCTTTAGGTTCTGGTATTTGTATATTTATTTTAGCCATTACATACCACCATGGAGGGCTTTACCTCTTTCTTGTGAGGCTTTGTTACTTGCAGCTACTGAAGCTGCTTTTGCTTTGGACATTTGTGCAGGTGAACCTCCACCGTCTCCTCCCCCTGTTTTTTTAACAGAGACAGGTGCTTTACCTCCACTACTCTTTATTTGACTTAAAGCTTTTGCATCTGCTGCTTTTCTGTCTTCCAAGATTTTTAATCTACTAAGAAGATTTGATGTATCTTTACCTGCTTTTAATAGTCTTGGTATTCCTTTTTCTTTAATGGTTTTAATTCTTTTATCGTAAGCTTTGTCTAAACCTATTGTTCTTTCTTCTCCAAATTTACCACCAGTTAAATCATACAAGAGACCACCTGAAATAGGATTATAACCTGCCATTAAATCTCCTTCTTGTATTCTACCAATGTCATCAGTTCCGTACAGACCTTCAAAGTAACTTCTAGATGCTGCTGTTACAGGATCCTCTGGTGGTAGTACCTGAGTTGCTATTCCAAGCGCAAGACTGCCTGGACCAATAATTGGTATATTGCCTATTTTAGGTAAATTAAATTTATTAACTATTTTGTTTTTAATAAAATTTTTGGCAGTAGCTTCTAAAGGCACTTGATTATTTGAAACAAGATTATTATACACAGGAGCTATTCCTGTGTTATCTCCTTGAGCTTGACCCATCATGAAATTTCTATAAGTACCATAATCACCATACTTAGCTTGTAAAGCTGGATCATTTAAATAAGAAGCTAAAAATTCATCCTGCATCATTATCTTTGTCCATCTGGTTGTGTGTCTGCTCTAAATGTGCCATATCTCCAACTTTGGTTTGTTGCAGTGTTTTCTACTTTCAAACTAGCAAATCTTGCTCTAGCTCTAGTGTCTACTTTAGTTGTTGAACTGTTGATTGTAAAGGGTCCTAAAGGTGATGATGTTTCATTATCAACTGGGAAATCTTTAAGTAATATTGATATTTTAGCATCTCCAGTAAGTATTTTAAAATCAGGCACAAATCTTCTCATGCTCATAAAATATTGACCATTACCTTCTACATCTAAATCAAAATCTCCTGATTGAATAAATGAGGTAATTGCTGTGGATGTACCTGTAGAGTCAACTTGGTTAGTTCCTATTTCATGAGCATAGTAGATGGATGCACCATTTGCATTTGTGACTCCATTTATTGTTGGAAAATTAGGCACACTTGATGATTGAAATTCTGTTGCATACGGATTGTCAAATAAGGTTGCATCATAATAAGTGCTTCTAGCTAAAGTCCCTGTAGTCCAAACTTTCTCAGCATAATTATAAGTAACCACTCTGTCTACTTCTGAACTTCCAGCTTTTGGGTAAAACCAATTTAATTCTGAATACAAAGTATTATAACCACAGAACACAGTCTCTCCAGCATTATAATTTATTCCTAGATTATTTCCGTTTGTTGTGAATACAAAATCCTCTACAAGGCAAGGTAAAGATTTTACGGTACCATCAAATACAAAGAAACCACCTGCTTGACCCATCCAATAAACTGCACCATCTACATGTTTGATAGAGTGTTGTCCAATAGCTCCACAATTAGAACCAACTTGACGAATAGAAAATGTAAAAGGTGGGCCAACAAATTGCATCAGATAAGCAGATGTGTTGGTTAGTATAAGAATGTAATCTTTACCTCTTACAGCTCCAATAATTTTTGTACCACTATCTAGTCTAAAAGTACCAGCTGTGTTTGTGGACGTAGGTGTGTAAGACCCAGTATTTTCTTGATCAGAGAACCTTATAAACATTGGATCTTGTGTATTTACATCGCCAACTGTTGTTTCAGTTCCCAACATAATTAAATGTCGATCTCTTTCAGATACAACTGATAAAACAGAAGCAGTCGGTGCTCCACTTATTACAGTTGCTCGTGTATTCAAAGCATTGGTATTTGCTGCTATTGGATTCCAAGAAAAAGTTTTTCCATTTTTATTTGTTGCAATAAGTTGCTGTCCAAAATTATCTAAAGACCATGAGGCAGGATCTAGAACCACAGTAGAGGTTGTTGTTGCTTGACCCCATCCTATAAAATTAGATGCATCAGTGACTGAAGCTCCGTTACTGTGTGATGTTGCAGTGGTTCCTGAAGCACCTCTTGATGAAATTACTATGTCATTGCTAGAAATAGAACTATAAGAAATTAATTCTGATCCTATTGCTACTGTTCCTGAAGCAGGCAATCCAGAAGTAGATACTAAGGTAATATTTGTTCCAGACCCGTTATTACCTCCAGAGGCAGTTAATGCACCATTAAGTTGTGTAGTGATTGCTCCTGAAACTGTACCTCCCCATTGTCCAGTACCAAAACCAAAACCGAAGGTTTGTGTCAAAGGTCCAAACCCAGCATAAGGATTGATGGTCGCTGATCCGGTGGCCGTTGTCGTTCCTCCTGCAGCAACTGAAACTTGTATTGTAAATGAGTTTGACGTTGCAGTTAAAACTTCAAATGGATTATCTGTAAATACTGTTGTTGCATATCCAGAACCATTAGGCACAGTCACTGAAGTAAATGTAAATAAATCACCTGCTACCAGACCATGTAAAGCTTTGTTTACTGTTATTGTCTGTGGAGCACTTACACTGTTAATTGTAAAGGTAGCTCCTGTTACTGCTGAGTCTAATGGAGTAATATCGTAAAATTGTCCTGAGTAATAAGCAAACAATGCTTTGTGTGTTCCAACAGCAGCATAAGATCTGCCATCAAGATCTGACCAAATATGTTGGGCCCTTGCGGCTCCAACTAATGTGCTAGAAGTTAATTGTTGCCATCCACCTATTTTTTCAGGTAAGCCATATCTAAACCTAACATTATCTCCATCGACCCATTGACCTTCAGCACCTGTTTCGGTCACCTGCTTATTGAATCCTGGTCGTATTTGAACACTTGTTAATGGCATGCCGTATTATAGCATATTGTAATGTTCATTTAAAGTTTGAGGCTAGTCAAGTCTTCTTCTCTGCCCATTTCACCTTTTATCCAGGTATTGAAAGATATAGATATTCTAGTCTTTTGATTTTGGTTTGGGCTTACGCTGTGCCACAAGGTAGAAGGAAAAAGAAATAAAGCATTCTTTTTTGTTGGGTATCTCCACGAATGTGAATTGAATATATTACCTTGTTTCATTCTAGGTTCTAAGTTTTTAAATATTGAATCATAGTTTGAAAACTCAATTTGAGTTTCATTTTCATCTAGATAAAAGACTCCACTTAAAAAGCTATTAGGATGACAATGTACTCCGTGTCTTTCTCCCATCTTTGTGAAATTAACCCATGATTGTGTAATGTAAGGTTCTGAATCTGTAAATTGCATCACATCAAAATAATATCTAGAAA